ACCTCCTTTGATTTATAGATTTGGCTGACGAGACCATTTCTATTTTATCAAAGTGAGGTTTTTTGTTCATCGCTTAAGCTCTTCTGAACTCACCTGCACAGCAGGTGGTTTTTTTTTGGACAAAAAAATATAACTGAAAATCAAAATTTCCAGTTATATAAAACTAAATATAATCTATTTTACACAAATCTATCTATATTCTCGACAATCCAGGTACTTTTACATCAATATTAAAATCTTTATGCCTTACTATAACTGAATCTCCTATATCAACTGTTTGAAGATGCTTATATTTCTCATATTCTTTTGTTTTGCTAAGTTCTATAAAATCCACGTCAATATTTACCCTGCTTAAACCTATTACACTGGCAGCTTCTTTTGCAAGTGCTCTTAGAGTAACTTCATCTCCAGCATCCTTAAATTCTACCTTCTTTATAATAGGAAAAGGCAGATATGCATCACTATTCCAGTTGGGAACACTAATATATTTTTCAGTAAGCTTTATACCATTTTTTCCTACGGGATAAAGCTTGGTTACAACACTTGTAGTATCTATATTAAATTTCAATCCTGCTATATTTTTACCCTGTGCAATCAATACTCCTGCATCTTGTCCTATAGCTTCCAATATTTTAATATCAAAGTTATCTCTTTTTAGCTCACCACAGCCCCACATATTAATTATTGAAAATATAACTTCTACGAGATTTTTTTCTTCAACCTCAATTGAATTTGCAGTTATAATATCACTATCTGCTATATATATGGTTATCAAATCTCCTACTAGAGATTTCTCCAAAGCTGTTTTCACACTGCAGTTTTCAGCCTTCATGCTTTCTATAAAATAATAGGAGAGGTCATAGAAGATATGCTTTGCCCATACCTTAATAACATTTTTTCCATCACTGCTCTTCTCCACTTTATATATTCTAAAAAGCTGACCCTCTGCCTTGATAATATTCCACTCCACTATATACTTTGCTTTTTTAGAATTGACAGGATACTCTAGTTCTAAGGAATAATCTCCATTTAGTTCTTCAATAATATAACAGCTTATGGCTTCACTTAAAATTCCAAGACCATTGTTATCAAAGTTTCCTTTAATAGTTTTCTTATCGTAGATGCATATCATAGCTTTTACTTTCATTAGTTGTAAATCTTCAAAAGCCTTATTGATATCACCATAAACTTCTTCAAGTTCACAGAAAGTGTTCATGTTAAATTTTAGATTGTATTCTTTATTTCCTAAAGTAATTTTTACTCCTTTATTTTTAAGTTCTGTGGCTTTCATCAATTAACTTCCTTTCTATTTTAAAATAGTACAGGATTATGATAACTTTCCTGTACTAAATATCTAACTATACTCTTAAAATATAATGAGTGTTTATATGTTTAATTATCCATCATTCTACTAAATGAATGTTCTAATTCTTCCTCTAGTTCCTCTTCTGTATCTGCATTAGGGAATAAAATACTCAAGCCTTCTTGATCCGCGTCATAATCTTCTTCTTGATCATACTCCCCCTCATCATGCTCATTTAAATCATCATCTTGTTCAGAATACATATCTTCTAATATAGCATTCTCATCATATTCTTCAATTTCAACATTCTCATATTCATCTGTATTGTACGCCTCAATACAACTTTTTTTATCTTTATATTCAACAATATCAGTTTGAACCCCTTCTTCTTCATGTCCAGCAAAAAAATAGGAAATTACAAATTTCATCAAAAAACATCCTCTCTTTATATTACTTAACTGTTAATGGTTACTATCTAAAAATTTATAACTATAATACTAAAAATGTCAAAGATTCTACAGCTTGCTCCTTTTAATATTATTTGTTTTCTCGTGGAATAATATTGTAATAATTACTTATATTTTTAATTTCTAATTCTTTCTCTAATTTTTTCTTTATTTCTGGTTTTTCTAGTAAATAACGCTGAATATTGTAATCCCTTAAAACATATGGTGATGCAATTTCTTTTATATCATTATCTAAATAATCATCAGCTGTACCACTAGCATCAAAAGCCACCTTCATTTCGGTTAAGTTTTTAACTGTTTCATATGATTTTTCTTCTATTTCTTTGTTGTATTTTTCTACCTTAGAATATAATGCATCCATGTAGTGTTTTGCAGAGTAAAAATATTTTGAATCATCGTCAGCATTACATGGTATTTCATTTGGCTCTAGTACTATATCTTTATTACCATCACAATCTGTAGAAATTATCTGACCTACCTCAATATGATGATTTAAGGGTAAAGATAATATTCTAAAATCCTCCAATAGTTTTGTTATTCCCATAATTTGTTTTGAAGTTGAATAATCGATAATGGTATTTATTGCGCCTAACCATTCATTTACATGAACTATATCAGTTTTTTGCTCCTTAATTAACTCTTTTAATTTTGTTTCTAAGTCTTCATAGAATTCAACAATATCTTTGGAATTGAATTTACTAAGATGCCCATTAAACCATTTTCCTATAAAGCTTGTCTCAATTGATGCGTATTTTATTATATGTTTTATTATATATGCATCTTGAGGAGCTACCACATAATCGCCCTTATCTTTATAACATATCTTATTACAACAGAATATGTTAAGTAATGAGTTGAATTTTTTCCTGTAGATGCGTTTTCTACTTTCTTCATCTGTTCTTTTTTCTTTTTTCTCATTACATTTTACTTCATTCTCCTCCTTAAAAATTTCATCATATATTTCTGCCATTCGTATAGATTTAAAATTATTCATAAAATTAATCCCCCTTGTAAAATTCCTTATTAATAATTTATCACTAATAAAGATATAAATACAGGATTTAAGAATACTATTTAAAATCCGTACCTCCTATTTAATTTATAAATAACTTTATTTTTATATTTAATGTTATGGCAATGTAGGTTCACTAGGTACATCATTAAACCATGAACTTATAATTGTTGCATCTACACCTTGTGCATCCTCATCGCAAATAAATCTATAATTGCCATCAAAGTCCCTTGAAAAGAACTTCCCCTTAAGCTTTGCACTCTGTGCTTTTGGCTTTTCCCCTTCTGTATCATATTCATCCGTTGCTAATTCAAATTTACCTTTTAAAAGCCACACATATCTAAACTTTCCATTGTTCTTTTTAGATCTAAAACCTAATGCTATAGTTGGCGGTATATCATCTTTATTTTCTATAAGTATTCCTTTTACTACTTTTGCTCCTTGAAGCTTTGCCCTACTTTCAAGTGAAAGCTGATTTACTTCTATTTCAACTTCCACACCTTCAAATACAGTTATTACATCCTCAACAGAATCATCAGAATATATATTATCTGAATTTGTTTTTGGATTAAGCTTTGCGCTTATAGCCCTTTCTAATTTCATAGGTTTTTCATAGGTTGCTTCTGTACTATCATCTTTAGTTAACACCGATATATGAATGTCTCTAAGACCTATTTGCCTTGCCATATTTTCACCCTACCTCTCTTCTAAATAATAAAATCTCATACCTTTATGATAAATTTTTGTATCCTTCTCGTATAAATCTGCTTCATTTAATCTTTTAAAACCTACAGATATGAGTTTTTCTTTAACCTCTTTTACAATATTTATATAATCAGTTTTTGACCAAACATCTACTTGAACATAATGAGCTGTTAGCACTTCATTGTCATCCTCATACTCCTCTCCACCAGTAAAATACTCATGAAAAGTAATATAAGTATCTTTTCTTCCTGTATAATAGAGATAAGAACATAAGAACTAATATAGTAGAAACCCTTGTTTTATCTACCTTTGGTACAGGTTTTTAAAATGTACCTGTTTTAATCTTAAGTATCTTAGAAACATTTATTTAGTTCTTGTAAATCTGCTTTAGTTTTCATCTCTTATATATGTTAACTGTGGACCATAAATAGGAATTCTCATTTTACCAAATTTATTACCCCTATAACGCTTCCATCCTCCTATTTTTACTAAAATACCTTGTATTTCAAAAGAATCACTTCTTTTTATATCTTCTTTCTTTTTACCAAAACATTCACACCAAATCTCTTGAATGCATACCCTCTCTCTTTTAACAGTACCTACTAAAGTTTCAGTGCCAAATTCACTGTCACCTATTAGAAAATTACGTCTTTGAAATAAGTCCATCTCATCCCAATTATCTGGTAAAAGTGTATTTAAATAATCTCTAACAAGACCTTCACGATCATCTTCTTCCATAGCCTCTTGCTGATGCTGATAAGCCATTACTGCTGATTCTCCTTTTAAGGTTAGTTCTTCTCCTTTTTTATATTTTACAATTGCCTCTGCCCAAATTTGATCAACTTGATTTTGTGTAAGTTCATCCCAAACACTCTTTTTTCCTAATTTAACTTGAACAGGCCAAAATCTTCTGTTACCTGTAACATCTCTTAAAAACCCTTTTTCTGCATTGGTAGTTCCAACTATAATACACTGCCTTGGATGATTTTCAACAGTTACTCCATAGCTTTGTCTAAACTTATCATCTGTTCTAGTTATAAAAGATTTAACTGTTTCAACATCCATTTTTCTAAGACCTGCAAGCTCTCCAAGTTCTAAAATCCAGTATCCTTGAAGCTTTTCTGCGGCAGCTTTATCTCTCATATCTGATATAGTTAAACTGTCAGAAAACCATTTTCCTGCAAGCTTAGAAAAAAAAGTAGATTTTCCAATACCTTGATCACCATTTAAAATCAAAACATAATCAAATTTTGTACCAGGTTCATATATTCTAGCTACTGCTGCAACTAAAGTTTTTCTCATAACTTCTTTTGTATAAGCATTGTTTTCAGCATCAAAATAATCAATAAGAAGTGTATCTAATCTTTCCTTTTCATCCCAATTAGGTAGTGAATTGAAATAATTCTTAATTGGATGAAATGCTCTTTCTGATGCTCCTGCAAGTAGTGCATCTTTAAACTTGCCTGGAGACCAAATACCATACTTTTTATCTAAATACACTTTGGCATAAGAAAGGTCTGAATCATTCCATCCCTTTTTTACTTGTTTCCATGGAAGTTCTCCATTAACATCTATGGTATGAGATAACTCATTATAAGCTATAGCTTGAAACATACTGTCATGACGAAATATTTCTGTTATGTTAATAAGAGTATCTTTAACTGTCCCATTTTTATTAAGTTCTAAATTAAGCTCCCACTCATTATCATTTTTAAATTCTTCCAAAGCCTCTTCTTCACGTTCTTTTGAAAGTTGCCTTTTCACCTTTTCATCTTCTCTGCAAAATTCCACCATTGCTTTATAGGATGGTAATTGTTTCTTTTCATCTGCATCTTCATCCATATCTCCATAAAGGTGAATTCTTACAAGGTCAAATGCATTTAAAAGTTTGTTGCAGGCTGGATCTGTAGCATGATGTGAATATGCATACTTATTGTCATATATAATAACCCCAGCTGCAGAATCAGCAGGAATATAATCATACCTATCTGGAATAATACTAGGTGCATAAATATCTGATAAAAAAGTTTCTATAGCTTCTATAATTGCGTAACTTCTGCAAAATGCTCCTACCATACCTTGTTTCTTTAAAGGATCTTCCTGCTTTTTCATAGTCTTTTCAATAATAGCTGTTTGCCTTGAAGATACAGGCCATGAAGATGTATCCTTCCAATCTTTATATAAAGAAAGAATAGTATCAGGATTTAAAAATTCTCCATCAATAACTTTAAAGAAATACTCTCCATCATATGAGGTGCTAGGAAAGTACATCAACCTATTTGGTTCATAAGTAGTATCATCAAATAATTCAATACCAATTTGCTTTGCTATCATTCGTGATATCGCTTGATACTCATCTGCATTTACAGTTTTTGATAAAGGAATAATAATTCTAAGCCTTGATTTGTTTTTTGTATGCTTATGAGTAGAATAAATACAACAAGCATAACCATATAGCATTTCAATATCTGAAGCTATAGCTTCTGCATCATCTGCATAATCCATATCTAAAGTTAACATGGAACGTGACAACACATTTTCTTTTTTACGTCTGCCTTCCTTAAGTTCTCCTGCTACAAAACCACCTACATCTTTTACATTATCCTGCTGAAATTTTTTCATTTTTCTATACTCTGCTTGAGTTTCACTTGTAACAGTGGTATGAGAAAGTTTTTCTGTAAACTCATCCCAAGTTACTGATTGTTTTTTCCATAATTTATCTTTACGGCTATTACCAGTTGAAATAACAAAATTCATGGTATCCATAGTGACCTCCTTTTTCTTCCCTATTTTCTCTGTCATGTACTTTCCTTTTGTTGGGTACGTGCCTAATCTTTCATATAGAAATTACATTCATATCCATCTGCTTTTAAAGGTAACCCTTTTACCCATTTAGGTGATTCTGTCATAATTGCACACATTTCTTCTACAGAGCCTTCTCCTATAGGTACTTCACATATAGCTTCATCGTGTACGTGAGCAACTATCTTATATCCTGCTTTATCTAAACGAAGCATAGCTTCTGCTAACAAATCTCTTGACGTAGCTTGTACAATATTTTCTACAATTTTAGGACCATAAGTTTCTATTCTCTCCCACTTCTTTGTTGCTCCAATACCTTCATAAGTAAGTCCTTCTCTACCAAATTTGTTTAATCCAATCCTTGGTTTTACATAAACAAGATTTCTTCCAGATGGCAAAGTAACAAATAACATTCCACTTTTATAAGTAAAAATAATACCATGGGTAGATGCTCTACCTCTTTCCTCTACTGCTTTAATAGCTACCTTATCAACATCCCACCAAAACTTTACAATATGAGGATTTGCACTTCTCCAATTATCAATAAGTCCTTGAAGCTCAGATTCCTCAACTCCCATATCCAAAGCACCCATAGATTTTAATGCACCAACACCGCCACCATATCCACAAGCCAATTCTGAAATCTTCCCTTTCTGCCTTAAAGGACTTCCTTTAGTAATGCTTTCAATAGGTACATGAAACATCATAGATGCAGCAGCTTCATATATCTTTCCATGGGATGCAAAAACATCAAGTCTCCACTTCTCACCAGCAAGCCATGAGATTACTCTTGCCTCTATTGCTGAAAAATCAGCTACTATAAAACGATGTCCCTCTTTAGGAATAAAATTAGTTCTTATAAGTTCAGATAAAACACTAGGTGTATTTCCAAATAGAAGTTCTACATCCTCAAATCTGCCTTCTTTTATTAAATCTCTTGCAAGAGTTAAGTCCTTAAGATGATTTTGAGGTAGGTTTTGGAACTGCACTAAACGTCCACTCCATCTGCCAGTTCTATTTGCACCATAAAACTGAAATAATCCATGAACCCTTCCATCAGAGCAAACTGCTCTCTCAATGTCCTTCACGATTTTTCCCAACCATAGCTGCTCTAACTTCTTCTAATGTTGGCTGTTTTTGCTCTTGTGAATCTTCTTTATTTGATTTAACCTTAGACTCTTTTACTGCATTTTCTTTTCCTTCTACTTCTTCTGAATTTACTGGTTCATTTAATACTTTTATTAAAGTTTCTAAACTACCACTAATACCCTTTAGGTTAACTATAATATCTTGAATTATTTTAATTTTGTTCATGCCTTACTTCTCCTTTCTTATTTTCTTTTTCACTTTGTTCTATTAATCTTGTAGCCAATCTCTTAGATACAATACTTATTGCTGTAAGAACACCAACCATTTCCTCTTGCATTTCTTTGTTTACATTTGCCTCCATATTTTTCTACTCCATTCATTTTTTAATTAACCCCTTCACTTATTAGCCAATGGCAAATATGGTTTGGTAACCAAAATTTTAAAATTTTATTAGTTCTTCTTTTCTAAATAATAAAAGTTGCTTTATTCCTGGAGTATTACTCAAATTTAAGTAATACTCCTCAGTTATTAGCCTTTAAAAATACATTTTGGGTAACATATGTTTGAAAATTTTATATAGATGATCCTTTTATTAAAAGCCTAAAAGTTTCCCTTCCTTTTGGAGTAATAAGTGTCTGTGTACCAACCCATCCTGTCTTTTCATTTTTTACTTCCTTAATTTCAAACAGTCCATCATTTTTATCTGCATAAGGCTTAAGTTTTTGTTTTTTATCACGATAGACATATCCTATATTTAGAAGAAAACTAATAAATGCTTTTTCCTTAACCTTTAATTCTTTAGCTGTATCTCTAAAATTAGTAAGTAAATTTCTATCTACTAATTCATCAAAATATTCAGCTTTGGGCTGCATATTAGTATTAGCAACTAATAGTTCTTCATTTTCTATCTGTAGATTTTTTATTGTTATATCTGCCATCTTTAATGCTCTAGACATAACCATTTCTGGTGTATTCCATGCTTTTTCTATAGAAAGAAAATACTGACGTGCCATTTTTCCTTTTTCCGTTCTTTGAATCATACACAATTCCTTTGCCATTGGAATTGTAAGTTCATGATCTATAAATTTCGTAGTAGGATTTTTAGGATTATTGGTTTCTCTTTTTTGAGTAACCAATATATAATCTGTTCCTTCGGTAAATACATACTCTTTCATACGGTTAAACCAATCCCCATACTTTGTTTTGATCTCTAAAAATTCATGTAATTCTCTACCAGATACCGTTGGTTCTTCTTTGCTATAATCTACTTTAATTAATTCATTCATTTATATAACCTCCATATATTGTGATGGGAGATAACCCCCTCACTTGTTAGCCAATAAAGAGGTATGTTTGGTAACCAAATTTATAAAAAATATTTTTTAAGCTTTTCTAGAATTTTTTTATGTCTTTTAACAATAGCTACATGTGAAACGTTTTCTTCCTTTGCAACTTCTCTTACTGTAAGGTTTTTATAATAAATGCTTTTTATAAGTTCTTGTTCCTTGCAATCTAGTTCTTCCATAGCCTTCTGTAAAATAAAAAGCATTGCTTTATCACAAACAATGTCTTCTACAGCTTGGGCATCTTTAAAATCTAATCCTTTATCTATTAACCTTTCAACAGAATCTTCTTTACTATCAACAAAAGTAACCTTTTGTTTCTCCATATCTACATCAATACGTCCTAGCTTTATATCATTTTGCATATATCTTTCACGTCTTCCCATTTTGTAGTACTCTTTATAAAGTTCCTCACTTACTTCCACTAACTCTTTACCTATTTTAATAACTCTTTTCATTTACTTTACCTCCTTGAATTTTGGATTTGAAACTGTATTACCGATGAAAATGCTGTATTTACACATGACTTGACCCAAAAAAGGGCAAAAAAAATAGCCGGAGAAATGTCCTGCACTGAGAAATAATTCTCAATTTGCATTGACATTTCAATCCGGCTATCAAGCAGCTCACAAGGGATTGTTATTTATTAAATTTTTAGAATAATTCTTTAGTTTTCTGTTTATAAATTAATTTACAAGTTGCTTTCATTTTTTCCATTGTTTCTTTATCTACATATGAGCTAACAATTGAACCAATATCAATTAAAATAGGTTCTTTATGATCTCTACATTTAGTTGATATAAGGAAAGAATCTTTTTCAATAATAATTTTAAATAATAACTTTTGGTGTTTTCCTTTGTCTCTTACTTCTTTTAATACCATAGGCACCTCCATTTTTTATCTGTTTTTATGTCTTGTAGGCTTTCAAGCGAACATTTAACTTAAAAAAAATTGTCGTTATGTGTCATGTCTGCATATAAGCGAACATAAGAAATAAAAAAAATAAAACCTACACTATATTCGTCTTTACTGCACTTATATTAATGTATATAAAAGATAACAACATAAACTAACCACCTGCTATTATCTTTTATAGCAAAATTCCTAAAGTATTTAATCTTATTTCTGCCGCCTGTTTTGAAACTTGGAAAGTTGAAGCTAATTCATTAATAATAAACTCTTTGACCATCTCTAGACTATATCCTTTCCACATAAAATCATTAATTTTTTTCCCCGCTTTATAAGTTTTTTTAAGCTCTTCTATCCTCTTTTTAAACATGTCTGATGGCATCAGAATTGCAGCCGCTAAATTATCTGCCTGCCATTCAACCCATTCATCTGGTGTTTTAGGTTTATATGGTTTCTCTTTTGGGCAACGACATGCCTTCGCTAATCTTTTATCTTTATAGGATAGAGTAATAAATCTTAGCTGATGTTTCTCCCAATGAACTATCTCATGAGCAATAGTAAATCGTTCCCTCCCTCTATTACTAGGTTCAGAAAGGTCGCTTTCAACAAGTAAAGTTCCTTTATTATATTTTCTTCTAATGTACTGGTTTTCTTCTTTATCATATAACTCTACCACCCCATCAGAAAATATCATCATACCCAATATATTATAGTTTCTATCAATATTTACATAATCAATTTCAAGATTCATTTCTAATTCTGCAATATCTTCTACTGGTATAGGCATAGGTTTATCTAAAGCTTCTGGACAATACTTTAGCAAAAATTTTGTTGCCTCTTTATCCATATCTTTTTTATATATAATTGGCACTAAATCTTTACTCAGATTCATTAACACATCCCCACCTTTTTTTACTTGTTATAGGCTTCAATTTTCTTTACAGTAAAATCTTTTAATACAGCATTTTCTAATATTGCACTACACTTTAACTTAAACCACTGACAAACTAACTCAGAAATATTTTCATTATAAGCATAATCACTAATCTCAATATCACAACTTATTAGTACATTAAAATTCACCTTTTTTTCATCTTGGTTAATATCAAAAATTCTTAAAACATCAATACTATCAAGACTTGCTTCTAGCACTTCCTGAACAACATTAGCTCTTAGAGTTAAATCATATTGATCATACTTGTCCATAATTTCTTCTTGCAAAGAATTAAATATATCTCGATGAAAATTATCTTCAATCATCTTTTTAAATAAATCCTTCACACCCAATCCCCCTTTATTCTTCTTCTTCTAAAGCTTTTATAAAATCTTTCCATGCTTTTTCTGTAATATCACTTTTACCTTCAACTTCATCCATTTTACGTGCTTTTCTAAGCGCAGTTCTAGCTAAATTACTTTCCTTTATATAATTAGGTAAATCCATAGGAATTTCATCTCTGTCTTCAGAAGCCATATCTATCATTTCATCTAATTCATCATGAGATAGACCTAATAATTTAGCTATTTCCTGAAGTTTATTGATATTAGGTGGATTTCTTCTACCCTTTTCAATGTCACTCCAATATGCTGGGGAAAGATCTAAAAGTTCTGCCATTTTCCTTAAACTAATCTTTTTTTCTTTTCTTCTATATGCTACAAATTCTCCAAATTTATTTGGACTCATTCTTTACACCTCCCCTTTAACTAGCAAAACATGCTAGTTTATATAATTAAACTTTTTGTTTATTTTATACAAGAAAATATTGATGATTTCCTTGTTCTTCACGTATGAATCCTAAATTTTTAAGTCTTATTTTAGCTGCAGTTACTGATACATCAAATATATCTGCTAATTCATAAGGTAACAAATCTGCCCATAAATCTTTTTCAAAATCAGAACCTAATTCATAATAGCATTTTTCCATTCCAACAGATATAAATTTATCCCTTGTAACTTTTATAAATGCTGATTTTGGCATTAGTAATGCTGATGCCATAGAATCAGCTTGCCATTCCATCCATTCATCATCAGTTACCAATTTTTTTCTTCCAGTATTTTCGATATCACTAGTACGGCATCTTACAACTGGCTGTTTTTTATCTTCCATAAAATCAAATAATGAAAGTTGGTTTTTATCTACTATATATACTTGCCTATGTATAAGCCAATGACTTATTTCATGTGTTATAGTAAATCGTCCTCTTCTCAATTGTTCTTCATTCAAAAGACTATTATCAATAAGAACCGTTCCTTCATTTACAGGTATTCTTTTAGCCTTATTATTCTTAGCATCATACACAGGTATATTACAATCATTAAAAACTGTCATACCTAATATGGATTGATTATGGGTTAAATCTTTGTAATCAATTTCTAATTCAGCATAAAGTTCTAAAAATTCCTCAACGTCTAGAGAACTTGCTTCTTTTAACATTTTAGAATTATAATCATTAATTACTATTTCCGCTAAATTATCAATTTCATCTTTTGATAGAACGGGAACACCATTCTTTTTTTGTTTAAAGTCTAAGTTAATCATTCCATCGCCCCTTTCATTGTTGCGTGTATGCTTGTATGAGAACATTATACATCTCCAGATTATTCCTGTCAATATATAAAAAATACACGTAGAGTTAAAGTTAACTCTACGTGTATTTTAAAATCATTGAAAAGTGTCTGTCCATTATTTATTAAATATTCTTTTTTTTTAATTCTTACACATAATAAAATAGAAGCTACATTATAAATAATTTAAAAAATGTTGTTTATTATTTCCTCTAACATTCCATTCTTAGACATATTGAAATTCAATAGATAGTTTAAATGTCTAAATCCTTTTAACAATTGTGGCTTATGGTCATTCCCCCAACATTTTTTGCCATCAGTTATAAGTGCAAATTGTATATTATTATTTCTTAAATCTTCTTGTCTATTTATGTATGAGTCTATTATTTCTTCTGGTTTTGATCCAGAACCACCATAAAAATTCGCTTCTATATTCATAATTTTATTATCTTTAATTAATATAAAGTCAGCCTTCCTATTAGCTATATCCTCTGAAATTTCAAATCCCATTTTCCTCAAAACTTTAAATTGTTTTTGAGTTAACATTTTTATATCATATTTTTTTGCGATATTATATATTATTGGTTCTAATGCTAACTCAAATGCCAATCCGCCTCTATTTTTTCTTCCGTTACTATCTAATCCTACTTCACATCCTATTAGATAATCAATTAAGTGTTTTTCTAATAAATCTGTAAATAAGTATTTCAATCCTATCTTTTTAGTAAAGTCTAAATATTTTTCTATTTCTTCTTCAGTTAGATTTTCTTCCTCTCCAATATTAAATCTATACTCAAGCAAATCATCTTCTAACGCATCTATATTCACAACTTTCAAAACATCCTTACCTTTTCTTAAGTTTTCTCTTTCATCTTTTGATAAAGCAAATAAAGCTGGTAAAACATTTATCACTGTTGGAAATCTCTTAACTATTTTTTTAAAATCATCATCATAGTTTTTATTTTTAACTAATGCATTCAAAGTATTAAGTTCTATATTATATTGACTTACAATTGTAGCTGGTCTTTGCCAATTCACATAGAAATTAAACCCTCTATTTGTTTCTAATAAAGATTTAGTGAATATTTTTACTAAATCACTAGATTCAGTTCTTAAGTATTCTTTTATACACTCATCTATCTTAGTTGTTGCTGCTTCACTATTAGCTTGCTCTTTATAGCTTGTTATTAATAGTTCTGTAATTTTTCCTCTCTTATCACCTGCTGAATTTATAGCTCTCTTAGCATAAACTCTTTTTATATTAAATTTTGAATATAAATCATCAAAGAAATTATCTTTTTCATCTAAATTCTTAGGATCGGAATTGCTTAACATTACCTTTGCACCTTTTTTATGTAGTGTTTCAAAGAAATCTCTTAATAAAATCTGCTCTTTATCATTAAAATTGCTTTTATTATATGATGTAAATCCTCCCAATGTTACTGGTCTGTATGGCGGATCGCAATAAACAAATGTATTAATATCTACATATTCTTCAAGTTCATCAAAAGATTTATTTAGTATCTTAACTTTGAATTCCCCATTTTCATTTTTTAAGTTCAACAATCTTGATATTTCTCTTAATTGTAATTCATCAAAAAAACTTGGATTTTTATATTTACCAAATGGAACATTAAATTCACCTTTTGAATTTTCTCTATATAATCCATTAAAACAAGTTTTATTTAAAAAAATAAAATATGCAGATGACTGTATAATATCACATTCTTCATTATTAAAATTAGTTCTTATTTTATAAAACAGTTGCTCTCTTTCTTCTGAATCAGATTCTAAATATTGAGCTTTTAGTTTTTCAAGTTTTTCAATTAAATCATCTGGTCTATCTCTAATAACTTTATATAAATTTATTAATTTACAATTTATATCATTTATAATATATTCTTCAAAATAATTATTTTCTAAAAAATGTATAAATACGGCACCAGCACCAACAAAGGGTTCTACATATCTTTTTATCTGTTTAATATTTATCGGTAATTCTTGGATTATTTCGTGTAAAAGCTGTGATTTTCCCCCCGCCCATTTTAGAAATGGTTTTACATTAAAATTCATCATTATCACTCCTAAATTCATCTTTTTACTTCTTCAATAGTTTGTTCCATTACTTGTTTTAATCTTTTGTTTGTAATTTCTAAATATTCCTTATCAATATCAATTCCAATAAATTTTCTATCGTTTTCTCTAGCCACAACTCCTGTTGTTCCAGAGCCGCAAAATGGATCTAATATCAAATCATCTTCATTAGTACTAGATATTATGCACCTATATAATAGTTTTTTAGGTTTTTGAGTAGGGTGGTAACCATTCATTTTTTCCCGTTTTGGAGTTGTTGATATTTCCCATACACTTCTCATTTGTTTACCGCCATTCAGTTCTTTCATAAGCTGATAATTAAAAGTATGCTTTGCTTTTTTTGTCTTCTTCAGCCAAAGTATTGTTTCTTGACTTGCAGTAAAACATCTACATCCCATATTAGGTGCAGCATTAGGTTTTACCCATGTAATTTCATTTATTATGTAGTAATCCATTTGTTGAAGTGCAAAAGCTATTGAATGTATAATATGATATGTGCCTGATATCCATATAGTTCCATCATCTTTTAAAACTCTATCACAAGCTTTTAACCATTTCATATTAAATTTATGATCAAGGTCAAGTCCTAAAGATTTATCCCAACTTCCTTTATTTACACTTACCATTTTCCCTGACTTACATGTTATTCCATCATTACTAAGTTTATATGGTGGATCTGCAAATATCATATCTATTGACTTACTTTCAATTTTCTTCAATTCCTTAATACAATCTCCTAATAACAACTTATAATTGCTATCTTTCACATACTGCATACTATCTCCACCTTTATATCTAGCATCATCCAATCTATATTATAAAGGTATTTAAAAATAAATCCAATTATTATTTGAAGAAAACAAATAGATATTCATGGGCTAATAGGTAAAAATTCTTTTTTAAGCTTATTTTTTTCCAAAATTTTGTAGAATTGCAATTATGCTGTTCTTTTATAATTATTTCTTTTAATTTAAATCCTTGATTTAAAAATAAATTCATAACATTAAATCCTAATGGAATTACACAACCATTTTTTCTTATATCACCCATCATAATTGTACAGTATTTTGTTTTTTTTAATACCCTAAAACATTCTATTGATACTTCTTTTATTGCTTCATAAAATTCATTAAGATTTAATAATGATAAATCTCCTTGAATATTTTTACTATATTTTATGATATTTGAATATGGCGGATGAGTACATATCAAATCTATCGAATTATCTTTAATACAATCCAAATTTCTAGCATTACATTCCATTAATTGTATAGCAGTATTCGCTTTAACTCTTGAAATTCTATCTTTAGCTATCTCTAATGCCTTAGGATTAATATCACACCCAATGGCTCTTCTATTTAATAATTTTGCTTCTATAAGCGTAGTTCCACTTCCTAAAAATTGATCTAACACTACATCATTTTGCTTTGAATATCTTAGAATAATATTTTTAGGAACAAATGGACTCCAATTACCTGGATAATCTCCTTTATGAGTAGCCCATTCTCCTCTTTCTTTAAAACTCCATAATGATTTTGTTTCTAATTTAAAAGCTTCATCCATTTTATTCACCTCTATACATATAATCTTAGGCAATATATCTCCTTTATATACAAATTATGCTATTAATTATATAATTAATGTTGTACTTATATAAAAATACATTACTAAAAGGAGCGATATTATGAAATTAGATGAGGCTAAAAAGCTAATAGATGATTTAGCAGGTAAAAAGTTTGGACATGTCTTAAAAGAAGAGCAAATGAGGGATATTATAAAAAACAAAGGAAAAAGTGGACAACTTTTAGAAATAACAATAGGTCTTAATTTGTCTAACACCAATTTAGATTTTGAAGATGGTGAACTTAAAACAAATAAATGTGACACTACAGGAAAGCCATTAGAAACAATGTTTATAACTCAAATTTCAACAATGATAGATGAACTGTTAAATAGCAATGATTTTTATCAAAGTAAACTTTATAAAAAAATGAATAATCTACTTTATGTGCCAATAAGTAAAGTTGGTGACCCATGTGATTGGATGTTCTTACCTTGTGTTCACGTAAATTTAGATGAGCCTAAATTCCATGATTTAAAATTACAATTAGAAAAAGATTACTATTCTATTTGTACTCAACTTAATGAACATATTGAAACTAGTAGCGATGGCTTTATTCATACTTCAAATGGCAAATACATTCAAATTCGTAGTAAAGATTCAAAACCTTATCATCCTATTCATTCTGATATATATAATAAAGAAATTTCAAATAAAAATCACGCCTTCTATTTTAAAAAAGAATTTATGAAATATATTGTAAATATAAAATAATATTCATACACTAAAATAAGCTCTGTATTTTAAATTCAGAGCTTATTTTTATTTATTTCATATGAAAACTATAAGCTTAATACCTCCCCCTGCAATCAGTACATTGACTTTGCTCTCTCTTTCTATTAGTAGTTCTCCCACTATATCCAAAATCAGTTACATGCTTATCATAATTACAATGAGGACACCTCTTCATAAGCTCTATTCCATCATATCCAACCAAATTTGTAACACGATTATTATTTGCATCATACCCATTGATTTTACAAAATGTACAACTTATCAAACCTCTACCTGCTGGAAAAACTGAAGAAGTTTCTACACTTCCATCATGGTAATTTATTTGAACTGGGTAATCAAATCTTATTGGAATTCTCATTATCATATCCTATCATCCCCTATAAAAAATTTCATATTACTATTTTAAAATACATTAATAGCATTATATATTTTCTCCAATTATTGTATAGTTCTAAAAATAACTGATTAAACCCTTTTCTTTAGTCACTGTCTATTAAAGTATTCATTTCCTCTTCATTTTAGTAAAAAACATGTCCTGTTTTATTCATAAAAAAAATTCAAAAAATCAGATAGCTATAACTACATTTCATCTATCTACCTTTTTTATTAGTATGGAACAATCCCAGGAATTAGGAACATTCTATCTAACTCATCAATCATATACATTTCAATTAGCAATCTTAAAGAAAATTCACCATAATAATCCTCCAATTCACTTTTGAATACAACATTAGTTCCTTTTATTGATATATCATAGTCTTTTAAGCATTCTTTCAAATATTTTATCATGCCTTGCACATCAATATCCGGTCTAATTTTTTTAGCCACTTTATAAGCAAAATCTTCTGGACTAAGTTTCTCTATATTTATATATCCAATTGTCTTTCTAATTCCTGGTATTTCAGTATCATCTAATTTAGCTGGTAAAATATATTCTTCTTTTGATTCAAATGCTCTTGCCTGAGCACTTTCTCTTTCATGGGTTGTCCATAATTTTTCTTTATAATGCTTAGAAATAAACATAATACAGTACTTTGATTTTTTCTGATAAATATCATCCAAATGTGTGTATAAATTCTTTCCCCATAAATCCACTTCTTCGTATTTATCATAAAAAACTTGTATACCAATGGCTTTTAATATCTCAGCAACTTTTTCAACATACTCCCTATCTTCGCCTGCAAATGATAATGCAACCTCGTAATCAAATTTCATTATATCTCCCCTCTCTTGTTATTTACAGCCTTATTTGAAACCATTCTATTTCAACGCATTTTAAATAATTTTTTAAAAATATCCTAACATTTCAAGTATATTTATTATATTTTACTATTTTTCTAATTATATAATTAATAGCTAATAAATTTCTCAAAAAATTATAACTTTCAATAAAAATAATTGCACCAACTAAAATCAATGCAATTATATTATAATTCTAATTATTTGAAATTTCTATAAAATTATGCAAAATTAATGTTTCCCAACATTACATTTAAAGAAATTCCTACAGCTAATTCAATTATCCCACATCTTGTATTATTAATTCATCTCATAAGCCCTATCAATATATTCCTTAGCTTTTTCAAAATCCTGAGTATCTTTTATTGTAACTTCTAAATCACCAGTTCCCCAATGACCAATTTCACTTACATCCCTTGTAAAACCATTTTCAAGAGTAATCTCTTCGGGATTCAATCTTAAATATAGCATTATGCTTTTCATCCTAACTTCTACACATACAATATTCTTTATCTTTTTAAATGCACTATACAATTTAAGCTTATTCTCCGTTACATCATCGCCGAGTGCTAAAATATAATTCCTAATGGAATCATACAATTCTCTTAGTTTTTCACTTGTAGTTTCTAGTTGATCATCAAATGTCTTATCCGTACTTTGTTTTGATACTTTTTCTTCATTTACATTATTAATTGGTGTGGCTACATTTGAGTTAATTAAATCAAACATTAACAATTCTTCTCCAAATTTTTTATATCTGATAAGATCTATATTTCTATTAATTTGCTTTACAGCATATTCATCATATTTCGTAAAATCTCCTGCTATGCAAATAAGACGTGGCATGCTCCAATCTAATTTATCAGAGTATTCTTTTCCTAATGTTTTCATAACTAGAAGTTCAAAATCTGCTTTATGGTCTAACAGCCAATCTAAATAAAATAATCCCTGATTTATTACATTTTCATTGCTAGCTCTTTTATATTCAAAAATTACAGGACAATTATTTTCATCAATGCCTAAACTATCCATACGACCACCATTAGATGTTACATATTCACTTTTAAGAAAAGTAACTCCAAAAAATATAGGCATATTTTTTTCAATCAATGTCTGTAATTCTCTTTCTAGCGATGCCCATGTAGCTGGTAGTTCTTCTACTCCATTATATATTTTAAACAGCTTAATATCTGACATATTATCCCTTCCATCTATAAAACTTTTTTAATCTCCTTAATTATATCATAACCATCTACTACCACAAGAAGCATAATCCATTTTGCTGTAGCCAAACAAATACGCAAATTAAATATCTTAACGCAAAATCCTCTATTCTGCGTATTTATACAACCCCCTAACCTAAAAATTCCCTCAAACCGTAGTCTGAGGGAACATAAAACACACTTCAATATTCACTTGAAATCCTTCAAAACCTTTGATATCAGCCTATCTGCGTACTATCTTCACCACAGTCTCAACATG